CTGCAAGCACTCTCTGGGGTGCTGACGGTTACGGTCGATGGGGTTGTTAAGACGTCTGCCTCAATCAGTCTGGCTGCAGCAACCAGCTTTAGCAACGCTGCTACCTTGATCACAGCTGGATTTTCCGGCCCCAGTGCCCCGGTGGTTACTTGGCAACCAATAAACAGTACCTTCGTCTTGTCCAGTCCAACGACTGGCGCGTCCAGCACGGTTACGTTTGCAACCGGCACTCTTTCGGCTGCACTGAAGTTGACCAGTGCCACGGGCGCAGTCCTGTCGCAGGGCGCGGATGTCGATACGCCCAGCACGGCTATGGATTCGGTGAAGAATCAAACGACAAACTGGGCCACTTTCAGCACCATGTTTGAGCCGGTTATTGCCGACAAAACACTCTTCGCAGAGTGGTGTAACGCCCAAAATCAGCGTTATCTGTATGTGTGCTGGGACACTGACGGGCAGGCGGTGGTGCAGGGTTCTACCACGTGCTTTGGTGCGTTGGCAAAGGTGGCTGCTTGGGATGCTGTACTGTGTGTCTCGGGCAGTCAGGCGCAGGTAGAGGCACGTGGCAAGGTGTTCGCCGACACGGTTCGCGACTTGGCCGTCTTTGAGATGGGCGCGTGCGCCTCTATCGACTTCCCCCGACCCAATGGCCGGACAACTTTCGCCTTTAGAAGCCAGTCAGGATTAACGCCTACTGTCGACAGTCTGCAAACTGCGGAAAACTTATTGGCAAATGGGTATAGTTATTACGGTAGCTATTCAACTGCCAATGACTCATTCGTATTTTTATACGATGGCGTAATTTCTGGCAAATGGAAATACGCAGACATCTATGTTAATCAGATTTATCTGAATAATCAATTGCAATTGGCATTGATTAAAGCACTTTTGCAAAATAAGGCATTCGCATATAACCAAATAGGATACGGGAGAATACGTTCAGTAATGGCTACGCCTATTCAGGCTGCATTGTCGTTTGGCTCTATTCAAACGGGAATCACATTATCGGAGTCGCAGAAGGCCACGGTTAATCAGGATGCGGGCTTAGATGTGTCTGGCACAATTCAGGCACTTGGATATTACCTGCAAATACTTGACCCCGGCGCACAGGTGCGAAGCAACGGAGGCTCGCCTATTGTCAACTTTTGGTACACCGACGGGGGTTCTATCCAAAAGATAAATGTCTCTTCTGTTGATATTTTATAAGGATAATAAAAAATGTCTGATTTAACAATAACTGCCGCTAATAGTGTTTACACATTAGCGGTTCCGAGATTAGCGATCGTTACAACGCTTCAGGATTTCTCGGCCGATGCAATGTTCATGACCGATGATCTTGAAGTAGCAGAGGTGCAGATGGGAGCAGATGGGCGGATGACGGCTGGTTATGTGTTTAATGCAACATCCCAAACAATTACATTTTTGGCCGATTCAGAATCCAAGCGAGTTTTCTCTGACATTATGCAAATAAGTCTTCAGGATCGTGAGGTGTTTTATTTTAATGCAACCATAACTCTGCCTTCAATTGGCGAGACTTTTACATTAACGCGGGGGGTTATTACGTCAGGCAAGATGCTTCCAGACGCGGGACGGGTACTGAACCCCGTGGCTTATAAAGTAATGTGGCAAAGAATAGATAAATCAGTTATCTAGTATATAACGCAACAATTAAAAATTAAGGGTGTGTTATTATGGCTCGTAAGGTAATTGAATACGTTGTTTCCGATGACAATCGAGACAAGGGGAAAACCTTTGTCGTAACCGAAATGCCCGCGTCAAAGGGAGAGATGTGGGCAATTAGGGTTATGCTCGCTATTTCTGGGTTAGATATTGGAAATGATTCTGGCGACAAGATAATCAATTCTGGTATGTCCGGCTTATCTGGTGTGGATGTTCGTACGCTGGGTCGTATTGATATTGATATACTTACTCCAATTCTGGAGGAAATGTTTCAGCACATTGAAATACAAATACCTGACGGGAGTATCTGTAGAAGGCTGGTTGAGAATGACATCGAAGAAATAACAACCAGATTACAATTGAGAAAGGTTTTCTGGGAATTACACTTGGATTTTTTGCAACTCGCCGCCCAATAACCGGCCTATCATTGGGAGGGGTGGGCGAGTATGCAAAGTGCGTTGACTATCCCAATTTGAGCCGGGCCATGGGTGTTGTAATCAGCAATAAACTGGCAACTCTGCATGAGCTGGATACTTGTTACGGAACAGATGATCTTTATCGGTTAATGGAGGTAGTTATTGTGGATAACTACAATAATTATCAATTAAACAAGAGGAAATAATCATGGCTACGATATTGGATTCGCTGGTTGTTACTCTTGGATTAAACGATAAGGATTTTAAGGCTGGGACAAAACGCGCCGAAAAGTCATTAAAGGACGTGGGCGCGGAATCCAAAAAAACGGATTCATCAATTAAATCGGTAACGCAAACCGCCGCTAAATTTTTGGTGGTGCTGGGCGGGGTTGCCGCCATTAAAAACTTTGTTCAATCAACGGTGTTGGCCAACGCTTCTTTGGTCAGTCTGTCGAAGAACCTGAGCCTTTCAGTTGCGGAATTATCAGCTTGGGGCCGCGCGGCAGAGGTGTCAGGTGGGTCTGCCTCTGGGCTGCAGGGGGCCTTAAAGACTCTTACCAACGCTCAGACTGATTTGCAATTGAAGGGTGAATCTGGACTGGTTCCTTACTTCTCGGCACTCGGTGTATCCATGGCTGACATGGAGGGCAAGGCTCGCCCAGTAACGGACGTACTGCTTGACCTGGCTGACAGGTTCAGCCAGATGGATAGGCAGACCGCTGCCAACATGGGTGGCATGATGGGCTTGGATGAGGGGACGGTCAACCTTCTTTTGCGAGGGCGAAAAGAGGTCGAGTCGCTCATTGAGGAGCAAAAAAAACAGGGGGCGGTATCTGACAAGCAGGCTCAGGAGGCCGAAAAGACGCGGATCGCCTTTGTCAAGCTCAAGCAGGAATATCAGGCAATGGCTGCGCAGGTAATGACTGACCTACTGCCTGCGATGCGGTCGATTATGGAAGTTTTGCAAACACTCTCGTCTATAATAAATCAGGACCCTGAAAGAGCCAAGAGGCTGTTTACGGTTATCACCATAGGTATAGGGGCGGTCGTTGCCCTGACAAACCCCTTTGCAGCGGCGGTGGCCGCTCTGACGGCTCTCTCTGCCATATTCGTTGCAGCTGACAAGTCTGCAATAGATGGATTCTTCGACTCTATTTCTAAAGGAATCGATGATTTGATCAAACGATACCCGCTTCTCAAACCTATCGCCGCCGCTATCACGGCGGTTGCTGGGTTTTTGGGAGGTGGGCCGGATGGTGCGGGACTGGGTGGAGGTGCTGGCTCGCAAGAGTACGTGGCGGCAAGAAAGTCTGGCGCGTACCAAAACAAGTACGACAAGATGCAGGCTCCTACCGCTGGCTCGCAGGCGGTGGGGGGTAAGGCTGGCTCGGCCATGTCCTTTTTTCAAGCGAAGGGCTGGACTAAGGCTCAGGCTGCGGGGATTGTCGCTAATCTGAAGAAAGAATCAAACTTCAACGAACGTGCCGTTGGCGATTCCGGTCGGGCGTATGGGATTGCCCAGTGGCATCCTGACCGTCAGGCCAATTTCCGGGCTGCCTTTGGAAAAGATATACGTGATTCATCATTTCAAGAACAGCTTGAATTTATTCAATTTGAATTGACAAAGGGTAAAGAGCGCGGGGCGGGTGAACGATTGCGCGGGGCGGGTACGGCTGCGCAGGCCGGGGATGTCTTCTCGCGGCACTATGAACGCCCACTTCTGAAGGAGCAAGAGGCAAGGGCGCGTGCAGCAGAGGCTGAGCGCATATATGCGCAAGGAAGTCGATTATCTGGTGCTGGCGATCTGGTTGCGTCATCGTACCCGCTGCGTTCCGCCGGTGCGACTACCAACAATCAGGCCACAAGTAATAAAACCCAGAATATCAAAAATGACATAACAATATATACGGCTGCAACTGACGCGGCTGGAATTGCCAAAGATATGGGGCCTTCGCTTAATTATCTGTTTGCCACGCAGGCTAACGCCGGATTAAACTAAATGCCGCTCATTCCTTATCCCAATGTGCCCTTAATTGCGGGGGTTCCATCGCTGCCTAGATTGGCCACTGGCTCGCAGATAGTCAGGTTGGGTATTGGGATATTGAGTAGCATAATTTGGCAGGCGGTTCAGGCTGATAATACCTGGGGTATATTTGACAAGTCTGGAAAGGCATTGGGAATATCTAATGACTCTGGTTTAATTGCTTCGGTTATTCAGTTAAGCAGTTCTTATCAATCGACTGTTTCATTCGCTTATGGTAAAGAGGTTCGGGTAAGCGACTTTCCAATTGAGCGTGGGAGTTTTGCATCGTTTAACAAGGTTGAAAGCCCAGCGCAGGTAACTGTGCCGCTATCGTTGAGTGGCAATGACGCTGATAGAAACCAATTCTTGCAGTCAATTGATGCTGCTACAAAGAGTACTGAATTGTACGATTGCGCCACGCCTGATTCTATCTACATTGATTATTCAATAACTGGATACAATTACGAACGAGCCGCAACAAGTGGGGCTAATTTATTGCTTGTTAACATCACTTTGCAAGAGGTAAGGTCGGTATCTGCTGCCTTTTCAGTTTCCCAAAGAAAGATTAAACAGGATGCGGCCAAAAACCCATCGGCAGAGCCTACGATTGATTCTGGACGCGTTCAATCCCAAAACCCAACGGATACACAATCTCAGGTTATCAAGACCAAAACGCCTTGGGAGACGTCATAATGCTAGTCATTCCAATACAACCGAAGCCCAGCCAGATAATCAGAACTGTTTTGTCAGGCCAGAATGTTCAGGTTATCATCAATTACAAGGATGGTAATACGTTTGTGGATACAAATGCAAACGGCGTGGATGTTTCATTGTCGGTTTTGGCGCATGAAAACTGGCCTCTTGTGCCGGTTAAGTACAACGGGTTTTTGGGCCAATTGTACATACTGGACACACAGGGTAATGATGAGCCTGAATATACACAATTCGGCGATAGATTTATCCTTGTTTATTTATCAGAGGAGGAATTAGCTAATGGCGTCCTTTGACAATAAAAAGCAATTAAGGTTCATAATTACACTGGGTACTGGTGTATTTGGAACGGGCGGATTCGATACAATTACATTAGAAGGATACCGGTCAACTGCCAATATAGACAAGGCTGGCGGAATGCTGATGGGCACACTATCGGCAAAGATATATGGACTCAGTCAGTCCGACATGAATTCAGCCACTACATTACAGTGGCAGCTGGGAACATATCTACCCAATACAATTGAAGTTTTTGCAATTGACGGGAAAAGCGAAGTTCTTGTATTCGCTGGAAATATCGTTAATGCGTGGGGTGATTATTCTGGAATGCCAGACGTGTTTTTGAATATCAAGGCACAATCCGCATATTTTAATCAGTTAAAGGCTGTAGCCCCGCTATCAATTAGCGGCGGAATTGATGTTTCAGTTGTAATGACTCGCATTGCTAAAGATATGGGCCTTTCGTTTGAAAATAATAATGTAAGTAAAATAATATACAATGTATATGTTGCAAGCACACTGACCGAACAGGCGCGAGAGCTTGCGCAGATGTGTGGGTTTGATTTGTATATTGATGATAAAACTCTTGCAATAACCAATAGATATTCCCCGCGTGCGGGTGTTGTTCCCCGCGTTGCGCCAGATACTGGATTGATTGGTTATCCATTCTTTGACGGAATTTGTGTTAACTTTCAATGCCTTTTTAATCCGGCGATAACATTTGGCGGACTTGTTCAGTTAAATTCCGATTTGCCAAGCTGCTCTGGTGAATGGGTAGTTGTATCAGTTGGTTATGAATTGAGCGGGGAGATGCCAAGTAGTCAATGGGTGTGTAACGTTAGGGGTAACCAAAATGGCCTTGCAATCACAAAGTGAGTCATTGGGGCAGATAACACCAGTTATCGGCTCAAGTGATTACAATAGCATTCACTTTGTTATTACACAGTTAATAAACAAGATTCAGACTGCAACAATAGTTAAGGTTGTTGCCTGCACCAATACCGGCGGGGTGTCGCCGGTTGGGTATGTGGATGTTGTGCCTCTTGTCGCCCAGATTGATGCGCAGGGCGTGGCCACGCCCCACAGTGTTATCCATGGACTCCCCTATTTTAGAATCCAGGGCGGGCAGAATGCAATAATAATTGACCCGCAGGTGGGGGATTTGGGGATATGTGTGTTCGCCAGTCGCGATATATCTGGCGTCAAAACGACAAAGAAAGAATCTGTTCCGGGTACTTTTAGAAGGTATTCATTTTCGGATGGAATGTATTTGGGTGGTTTATTGAATGGTACACCCAGCCAGTACGTACAATTCAATTCGGGCGGAATATCTATTGTCTCGCCCAGTAGCGTTGCTATTCAGGCCCCGACTGTCGCCATTCAGGCTCAATCTGTTACAATCAATGCTTCGAGTTCGGCCACAATAAATACACCTACGCTTCAGATAAATGGTAACGTTGTAATGAATGGCTCAATCAGTCAAGTGGGTGGTGGTAATACAGCTGCGTTTAGCGGGGATGTTAGTGTTGCTGGAGATGTGCAGGCTGATGGAATCAGTTTGACGCAGCACGTGCATACCGCCCAAGGAGCATTTGACGATACAACACCTCCATTGCCATGAAGACATTGTTGCTCGATCAAACTGCGTGGGATTTGGTGATTGACTCTGCGGGGAATATAGCTGTTGCCGATGAGCCGTATCAGATTATTCAGGATGTTTGCTCATCGATTAAACTTTTTTTGGGTGAATTATGGTACGACAAGAATTCTGGTATTCCATATTTTGAAGAGATTTTGGGGTATCTACCCCCTCCTTCTTTGCTTATTGGGTTAATCGAGAAGCAGTCAAAGACAGTGCCCGGCGTTATAAATGCAAGGTGTGTAATAAATACGTTTGAAAATAGAACTGTAACTGGTCAAGTCTTTATTATTGATAAAACTGGAATAGAGCGTGGCATTAGTTTCTAGCGTACCCAAGGTTCAGTTTGCCGCCGCCGGTGTAGTCTTGCCAACTGAAGAGGCGATTCTGGCTGGAGTGGTGGCAGATATTGACGCCGCATTTGGTGGCGGGTTAACCCCCGC